GGTTTAATTGGTTATATGATTTATTTTTACTTGGAAAAAGTGATGAGCTTTGGGAATCACATCAAGCACCATCTTGGGATAATAATTTTGCATTTCCTGATGGAAAAAAAGATACTTTTCTTATTGAAAGAAAACGTAATATGTCTAAAGAAATATTTGAACAAGAGTATGGTGCACAGTTTACAAGTTTTGAAGGTAGGGTTTATCCTTTTGATAGGAATCTTGATGTCGGTTACTATCCTTACAATCCACATCTTCCTACTTTTTGTAGTATTGACTTTGGGTACAGGATGTGTGCTGTTGGATGGTTTCAAACGTATCGTGTCAATGGACAATGGCATATAAATATGATAGATGAAATAATACATAAAACAAACATTAAAACAGATGAACTTGCTAAAATGATTAAAAGTAAAAGGTATCAAACAATAAAGTATTATGGTGACCCTGCAGGGTTACAGGCACAAGGACAGTCAGGCGTAGGAGATATAGAAATTTTTAGAACTAACGGAATTATAGTAAATACTATAACAGATAAACCTTCAAGAAGTATATCAGCAGGTGTAAATCACGTTAGAAGTTTTGTAGAAAACGCAAATGGTGAAAGATATTTACATTTAAATAATAATTGTATAGGTATGGCAGAAGATTTAGAGGGGTATAGATACCCTGAAGCACAAGACGGAAAACCACTTAAACAAGAACCTATCAAAGATGGTTATCACGACCACGCTTGTGATATGATTAGGTACTTTTTTATAAATCATTTTCCGATAAAGAATAAACAAATTAAAGTGAGGACAAGATAATGATTCAAGATATTATTCAAGAAAGTTTAGAAAATTTAAAAGTATTTAACCACAAAGAAAGAGAAGGTTATGTAAATAAACTACTTGATTATTATAATGGTAATAATACTTCGCAATATATAGCAGAAAAATTTGATTTAGAGGCTTTTAGAGAAGTTCCTCCGTATCAATCTAATATTACTAAGAAATTTATTAATAAAATGTCAAGAATTTATACAGTTGGTGCTTCAAGGAATGTAAATAATAAATATACGTCTTTAACTAAGCTAAAAGATACAAAAATGAAGCATATTGAACGTATGACACGTCTTATAGGTACAATAGCAACAAGAATTGTATTTATAGATTCAGATACTCCTTACTTTGATTATCAGCCTGTATATTATTTTCATCCTTTTTTTGGTAATGACCCATTTAAACCTATTGCAATATCTTATCCTTTAATGAATTATACAGAAGATTCATCTAAATCAGATTCTATGCAATATATTCATTGGAATAGTGAACAATATATAATTTTTGATGAAGAAGGTAATATATTAGAAGAAAATTCACACGGATATGGTATTTTGCCGTTTGTTTTTAGCCATAGAGAGCATCAAACTGATAGTTTTTATGTAGAAGGTGCAAATGACATAATGAGTGCTAATGAACACATAAATATTACTATGACAGAGATGCAACTTGGTTTAAGGTTCCAAATGTTCGGACAACCTGTAGTAATGGGTGCTGATTTAGGTAATAGACAAAGATTTGGCTCAGATGTAATCTTAGAATTGCCATCAGACGCTAATTATGACATAAAATCACCATCAGGCGATATAATTAAGGTTATTGAAAATGTTAAGTTCCAAATGGAGCTTGTAGCACAAAATAATCACTTATATGTACAATTTGCACAAGATGGTGGCGAAACTCCTAGTGGTATAGCCTTAAAAATTAAAGATTTAGAGAGATTTGAAGATTACCAAGACGATTTAGCTCTATTTAGTCTATATGAGCATACAATGTATGATATAGAAAAAGTTTTAGCTTCAAGTTTTGGTGTAAATTTACCAAATAACTTAAAAATAGACTTTAATGAGCCTGAATATCCAATGACAGTACAAGACCAAATAGCACACGATATGCACAGGCTAAATTTAGGACTTATAAGCAAAGCAGAACTTATGGTTGAATACAATAAAGACTTGTCTATTCAAGAGGCAAGTATTAAATTACAACAGAACCAATTAGAGCAACCACAGGAAAATAATAATGTTCAAAATAACGACCAACCTGAGAGTAGATAAATTAGTAAAAAAAATAGCTAGTAAAAAGTCTAGGGATTTACTTATAAGGCTATATGCAGAAGAAATTGCCGAAGAATCAAGGAAATATATTACACAAGGCAAAGTAAAACCTGAAATTAATACATCTACACAAGACCACAGGGAACGTAAGAAAAAAGCTACAGCAAACAAGCCTTTATTTTTTAGTAGAAATTTAAGAGATAGTATTAAAGCTACTAATAGAGGTGTATCTTTTGCAAATTATGGACAGTTACAAAGAGAAGGTTATAGTGTAGCAAGTAGTAAATACGCTAGAGCTTTTAAATTTGTAGGTAAAAAAGTGCCACCAAGAGAGTTTATAGCTTATTTTGCCGATGATTCTATTGCTAGAAAGATAGACAAAAGAGTTAGAAGGCGTTATATGGATGAAATAGGAAGGAAATAAGTATGTCAGATAAAGAAAAAATAGAAATTCTACTAAAAAACGTAATTAATATGCACGAAAAACTTAATATTTTAATTGATTACTTATCTAAAGACGTTAAAGAAGAATATCAAAGAGAATTTTATAGTGAAGAAGAAAAATTAGTAGAAATAGAAAAAGATACTTATAATGAAATGTGCGATTTAATGGAAGATAATACAATACCCTTTATGGGAATAGCTTAGTGGAGAAAAATGGATATTTTAGCAGTATTGGAACAATTTGGAATACCTGTAACGATGACAATAGCGTTCGGATTTTTTATATGGAGGCAGAACAAGTTCATACAAGAAACTCTAATGACAGAGTTAGACCAAGACTTCAAGAGGTTGGAAGGTATTATTATTAAGTTGATAGACCAACAGAAAAAAGTACAAATGGAGCAAAAGAAACTAAACGGAATATTTAAAGCACAAGTAGAAATAATAGCAAGACTATCAGGTAACGGACTTAAAGACAAATTTTTAAGAATTATGGAAAAAGGTGGTATGAAAGATGACTAAACAAACTAAAAAAATGACAATAGTAACTCCTATGGGTAGTCTTACAAGTGATTCAGGCAGTCATTTAGTAGATGTTATAACAGTTCTCGGGGTTATTTTGGCGTTTGTGATACTTAAAAAACTAGTAAGTAAATACGTTAAATAGATTCTTCAGCAGCAATAATAGATAACTCCCACTCTTTTCTTTGTCCTTTAGTAGGACGTTTAGCCTTTAATGGTTCTATACCTACAGCTTTAGCTCTTACATTCCAAGCATACCATTCTTTACGCTTCTCATTACGATTCTTTTTATTTAACTCTTTATCTATAACTTTCTTTAGTACAATTCTTTCTTCATTAATACTCTTAGGCTTCTCTCGTGGTGGTAAATCCTCACGAACAACTACATCATCAAATATCTCAACAACTTCAGCGTCTTGTATATCTTCAGCTTTAAGAAACTTCTCAAAAGGACTATCTATATGTATATTGACGTTCTTTACTAATTTACCACTATGCTCTAACACTAACCTAGCAGCTTGTACATTACCGTGCTTAGCTTCTCTTACCATAGAGTTAATAACAGCAGGTAACTGACTGCCAAATTCAGTCATATACCTTTCATAAATCTTGTCAATAAAATTACCATCTTCACGCCACTTGCTTACGCAGCGTTCTGCTACACCCACTTTGGCTGCAACCTCTTTAATAGTCATATTAGGGTTTAAAGCAAATAACTCAATGGCTAGTATTCTTTGGGGTTTTTTCTTTGCAATAGACGTGCTCATAGGCTTTAATTTAGTACATTTTCGTACTTCTTGCAAACTTTTTTTTGAATTGGGGTATATGGTACTTCTTTTTTACACTTTTTGTGGAATGGGACCCGACGACACCTAAAATTTTTTCATCCCCTTGCAGGGGGTGGGGGTGGTAGTTCTATGAATTTGGGGAAAGGGGGGGAAGTCCCCCCGTTACCCGTTTTTATTTTATTTTAACATCTCTTTAAAGACAGGATGTAATTTGTTTCCCGTTTCTTTTTTTAATAGTTCTATTCTTTCTTTCTTTCTTTCTATTGAGTTTCTATTACTTCTTTCTATGTCACTTAACAACGGCTTCATATTTTTTAATAGTTTTAAATCTCTCTTTTTAGTTTCTAATTTATGCTCTAATTCAATTACATCTAATTGTAAAGCCGTAATTTTATTTTTATTTTCTTCTAATGTCATCATT